ACATTAAGCCTTATGCCAACACAGAGATGGAAAAAGAAAAAAGCGATTGGTTAAACAATCAGTTTAAGGATTAATATGCTTGAAGCTTTAATAATAATTGAGCTTTGTTTTTTAGCTCATTACTTAATTACTAACTAATAGGAGAGAGATATGGATATACTAACAAAAGCAATAGCAGAAGCACTAGCAGAAAAAGGAATAGATGTTCAACAAGGTTATAATAAGTTAGCCAAAAATACTAACTTAATAAAACCGACTGTAAAACTGACAGGCAAGATAGTTAATAAAGGTATTAAACATACAGATCACACAATAGAAGTAGCAACAACTAAAAAGGAGTCTTAATGCCAAAATCTATACAACAATATGAATTAGATATTGCTTTTCTTACTGATGAAACAAAAATTACCAGAAAATTAGTTGAGCATATTATAGTTTTAATTAATTCTAATACTCAAAAAGAAGCAATTGCTAAATTAGAAAGTCATGTAAAGGCTAAAGCTGAATCTAATAAATTGCAAATTGAACAGTATAAAGAAAAGATTAACGAACTTGGAAGAAAAAATGTTGAACGAAAAATTTTAAAACAAACTCCACACATACATTGTTCAACTGATACACTTGTAAATGCTCCACCTAAATATATGCCAATAAATAGGTTGGCTGCTAAACAAGTGCTAAAACCTTACAAAAAAAATTAATTACTTATACCAATACTTATCGTAGTTCTCAGAGTTATAGAGAACTACATCCCACTCTATTTTTTTTTTAATACACTTACTGGCAAACTCTCTAGCTTCTTTTTCTGTTGAGAAAATAACATTCGTAAATGATGTGAATTTATCTTTGGGTTTATGGATAATAAAAAACATATTTAAGAGGGTAGGAAGATGACTATAAACCTACCCTCTACACACTAACTAAAGTGGATGGTTACAAAGCATCCACAATCACTTACATCATTAGGGAATAATGATGTAATAAGCACTTATAAAAGTTCTGCTGATGACAGGGAACAATCTCTATCTTTATCAGAACTATTAACTGGTGGCTCATATTGACCAATTAATTTTGGAACATTGTTATCAACTAAATCTATTTCTAAAAGATTAGTTACTGGTATGTTTAAAAATTTACTAATTTGCAATAATCTAAAAGAACTAAGACCATTATGTCCTTTCTCATACTTGCCTATCTGTTGGAAAGCTACACCTATAGCTTTTGATAACTCTACCTGAGTACAAAACTGTTTAATGTAGTAAGCATTTTTCTTACCATTTAAATCTACATTGTGCTTACAAACAACTCTATTAATTCTGGCATTTTTTAAATTTTTTCCTACAGCTATATTGATAGCTCTTTCTTCTGGTAAGGTAACTCTTGGTTTATAAAATCTTTTCTTCATTCTCTTTCTCCTTTGTTTAGACAGACTCCAAGCCTACAGTTTATTGCAACTTTTAAGTTAATTAGTAATTAAGTTTGTGCGTAAATGAATTTTGCATCTTCATTCTCAACACCAACAATTTGCCTAAAAGTTTTGTCATACTTCTTTTTTGCATTAAGAGTGTGTACGCATTGACGACCTTTACTTTTAGCTGGTCGCATAATCTCATCATGCAATTTTTGAAGTTTGGCATATCTTCTAATTAGGCTATTACTCTTTGCTGCCATCCTTGTCTGTCCTTTGGTTTAGTTTAATCCTGGACTTTTCAAATTTAATATCCAGAACATTTAATGTTGCCAACTCACTTGGCTTGTCTGATTTTGCAGCTAACTCTGCATTGTCAAATTCTTCTATAGTTTTAAAGGTTGCTTCAAAAAAACTTTCTTTAGTGACATTACTCATCGTCTTAAATCCATTGTTGAATATTCTTTGTTAAAATTTAATGTTGGTATTTGTGTTGTTTGTTTTTCAGTCATCCTAATTTTACGATGAGCTGCTTTACCTTTTGATATTAAACCTAGCTTAAATAGTTCTGCACATATTGCACCAGCTCTGGCTCTTGAGAACTGAAAGTGTTCTCCGATCTCTTTATATGTTGGAGAGTATTTATTCTGTTTTATGAAATTGCTTATAAAGTCTAAGCAATCATACTTAATCTTTGATAGATATATATGTCCATTACTACTCATTATGATCCTTAAATAAATTGGTAACATTAGGTTTGGAAACATAGTCAGGTGTTTTAGGTTGAGAACTTTCTAGTTCCTGTAAGTGCAATCCCAATTTGTTTAAGTACCAATCAGCTTTACTTACATCCATTAAACAAGCTTGAACTGTGCTTCCATGCTTTGCACCAAACCTCATTGTATATTTTAAAACTTGTGATCTAAGGAAACCAACCACCTCTGTTGGAGATAGTTGGCTTACAATTGCATCGTAAGTTTCAATACTTTTTTTATAATGTTCTGGGTTTACTTCTTCCGACATTAATATGGAATCTCCTCAGTATTATTTTCTGGTTTTTTATATGGCTCAGAAACTGTGCCTGACATATCTGGTTGATTAGGATTTTTTTTATCTGTTTGAATCCAAACTGCACAATCTTTCATCACACCATCTATATTTATGTTGCCTTGATAATGAGGATAGGATTTACCAGCCACATCATTTTCTCTAGGTTTTCTTTTCCATAAACTAATTTTATTACTATATTCTGCCATTGTTTTTTCCTTGATTGTTTTGTATTTGTGATTTTAGTTTTGCGTATTCTGTTTCAACTCTAAGATCCTCAATAGGATCTAGTCTGATTTGTTTAATTTCAAATTCAAATTGCTTTAATTGTATCTGATAATTTTTTTCAAATTTGTGTGGTGAGCTTTCATCTTTTGCAATCTCTTTTAATTTTGCAATCCAATCGTTTGCTAATTTCGTAACATTAACTGGTGCTATGATTTCATCTTTTGTTATTTTTTTTTCTACAAATGGTTTGTCATCTTGCCAAAAAGATTCCATTTCATCTTTTGTTGCAATCTCATCTCCCATGAAACCTAATAAAGAAAGTCCTCTACCAATTGAAACTGTTTGACTTTTTTCAAAATCTTTTTCTTTATTGCTCATCTGCTTACTTTCACCAACACTTACTAATTCACCATTTAAATAAATATTAGCTTTAAATTTATGTGAACCATTTGAAAGTTCTGTACTGTCAGTTTGTATTGACATTGTTTCACCAAAATATTCTCTGCAAAATTTTAATCTGTAAGCTACACTTAAATAATCTCTGTTACCTTTTACTTTGCCATAGTCAGTTTTTTTTATACCTGATCTAAATTGTTGTATGGCATCTCTCAAATTTCTTTCTTTCATTTTTCTCCTTGTTTTAATTGTTTGATTTCTTGCATAAGCTCACCATTTAATTTTTGATGACCTTGATTTATTTCTTCTAATCTTTTTTGCTCATCCTCTAGTTTTTCAATTACATTTTCTTGAGTTAAAAGTTTTGCATTTTTAAAAACTAATTTTTCTATAAGCTCTGACTTAGGTAGAGTTTGGTAATGATCTATTAACCCTTTAAAATCCATAGTAACCTTTAAATCTTTTAACAACATCTGGATCTGTACCTTTCCACCAGAAACCATTTTTTCTAATTTCACTAAAGTCAGGCTTACAAAGTTTTGCTAAAGTTTCTATATTGCCATCTGCTAATTCTAATTTTTTTTCCCAACATTGTTGGTAGAGAACTAGCTCATCATAATAATGCTCAAGATTCTCTGGTCTTAATTCAGTACAATTTTCTGGGGTAAATATTCGTCTATCGCTATCACTTGCATAAGTTAGGAATGGTTTATGTTTAGGTAAAAGCTTTTGATATAGTGCAATTTGTAAGCAATCACTATGGAATGGAACTACTGGACATTTTTTTTTAGTATATGAGTAGCCAGATTTTGTTTTAATTAATGTGCCAAATACATTTTTAATATCACCAAAATGAGTATCACCAATTAGATCCACATAAGATAGGAAGTAAGTTTTAATTCTATCATCCCAATGAGTGTACTCTAATTCTGCTTTCCATTTTTGTTTAGGCAGTTCACCAATATTATCTACATGATTTTGTGCAACTGGTATTAATCTTTCAACAATATGGTCAAATTTTATTTTATCTTTTTCATCTACAGATGAGTAATTGTTTATTCTGTCCTGGACAGTTTCATCTTTAAGAGCTTCCTCTAAAGTTTTATTTTGTGTATAATGTATTTGAACTAACTCATGCTCTAAAGTTCCACCCTCAAATGAACAGTTCTTAGGCATATTCATTTTTTCTTTGGTAGTCATAACGATGTAATTTCTAAATCGTATATCGTCAGGTATGGTGTTCTGTGATTTGGAAGTATGTTTTAGATTAAACTTGGTGTAGCAATCACCAATTTTTCTGATTCGTTTCTCCATACATAGCTTCTACACTATGTATAGTTCAATGCAACTTAATTA